TTTGATACCACTGTTGGCCATAAGACCAAGTGCAACTGACGTATCCTCAGCAGAAAAGCCAAGAGCACCTGCCACAGGTGCCACATACTTGAAGGACTCACCCAGCATAGACACGTTGGTGTTGGCATTGCTGGAAGCTGCAGCCATAACATCTGCAAGCCTTCCGGCATCCCCTGCCTCCATACCAAAAGCAGTCAGCGCATCTGTCACAATATCAGATGTTGTGGCCAGATCTTCTCCGGAAGATGCTGCAAGGTTCAGCACACCTGAAACACCGTCCATCATCTGCTGCGTGTCCCAGCCGGCCATGGCCATGTAACCAAAGGCATCAGACACATCACTTGCCGAGTACACTGTAGTGGCCCCAAGATCTCTGGCCTTCTGCTCCAGCTGTCCCATCTCTTCTCCGGTTGCCCCGGATATAGCCTGGACATTGGACATGCTGGAGGAGAAGTCAATGCCAAGGTCCATGACTGCCTTGCCAAAATCCTTCAGCTTCTGAATAGCTGACTGAATAGCGTTGGTGGCCAGGTCTGCCACAACCTGGTTCATGACGCTCCATCCACCATTAGCTGATCTTTCAGCTTCATCACCTGCATTCTCCAGAGCACTGTCAACATCCTTCAGCTTGGACTCATTCTCATTCAGCTCACCATTTAGCTCATCTATCTTAGCCTTCAGCTCCTGGGCTTCCTGGGATCCGGTGCCCTGCTCCAGAGCCACATTCTTATATTCTGTTTTCAGCTTCTCCAGCTGTGACTTCTGCTCGGAGATCTTAGTGTTCAACTGCTCAAGCGGAGTCTGAGCCTGCTGCTCTGATTTCGCTTGTTCCTCGATCTCCCTGTTGCACTGATCCAGCTGTGTCTGCAGGTTCTGCTGTTCCGTCTTGGCCTGAGTCAGCTTTGTGATCCAGCTCTGGACCTCTGCACTGTTTTCTCCATAGATGGCCTTGGCAGCTTCCACCTTGCCGGACAGTGCCTCCTGCTTGATCCTGTTCGTCTCCAGCTCTGCCTGAAGGATTTTCTGCTTGTTCTTCAGGAACTCTGTCTGGTTGCCACTGTTTCTGAACTCTGCCTGGTTCAGCTTCATCGTGGCATTCAGCATCTTCATGGCACTGTTGGAAGCCTGGATCTGTGATGTCAGCTCCCTTGTGTCAGCTGTAAACTTAACTTTTGCTTCATTTCTTGCCACGGATCTTTTCCCTTTCTTTCTCCATCACACTGCTCACCCAGCCGTCATAGGCAACCTTGTTGTCTATGATCCTGTCCAGAAATGGGATCTCCGCATTCCAGAAGATGTCTTCCGGAAGCTCCATGATCTGCACATAGTAGGTGTAGTAATCTTCAATGTCTTCAAGTGGGAATTCCGGGACCTTTGTCTTTCTTCCTACTTTCTGGACTGTAGCTTTGCGAAATGCCTCTTGGAATCCGCTTTTTTTTTCTCATCACCAAAGAGCTTCTTCAGGATGTTTCCGATGACATACATGTCACTGGGCATCAGGCTGAAGAATTCGATCTCCTCCATGATGGGATCCTCAGGTGTACCGGCACTCTTTTTGATGCTGTTGTTCACCAATGTGGCAGTCACATAGGCTGCGTAGATCACTCCGGCATTCTCCAGGTCATCCGCTTTGGATCCTTTGTCCTTGTGGTTGTACGCCTGAGATTTCTCATACAGCGCCGGATCGTAAGCCTTGAGCATGTAGAGTCCGGCAAAATTTCTTGTCACCTGGACAACTCTGCCGTCAGTGAGAGCGAAATCATAAAACGTAGGCTTTAAACTCATGGTATTCCTCCACATAAATTGAACTGGTGACACTCAGAAGAGTCTCACCAGTGATTCAAAGATTCTTATTCACCATCAAGCTGAGCAGCCTCAGAGCTGAAGTCAGTCATCCATGTGGACGGTGTAAGGACAGTCCCGGTCAGCTCATCTGCCAGTGCCTGATATTCACCCTTGTTGTAGTCATCAGGCATGTAGGACAGCTTCATCTCTACTTCTGCCACTTCCTCAGCACCATTCTCAATACTGAGTTTGTTGATCTCCTCAACCTTGCATCTGGGATAGCCAAGGAACATGATGTTGTCATCCTCATCCTTGACTCTGGCCGTGATGGATGCCTCCGGCATCGCTACGGTATTATCAAACGCATACACACCGGGCTGCAGGCCTTCGTTGGTCATCGCATGCAGTCTGCGATACAGGGCCAGCTTGATATGCATCTTCAGCGTGATCGTGCCGTTGCCAGTGGGCTTGGTTTTTCTTTTCTTGACTACACCTCTGCAGGACTTGGTGACCGTCTTGGTCTCCCTCTCCACCTCAATGGATCCGATGCAGTCATCTCTGGTGTAGGCATTGTCACCAGCTACCTTGATGGCCAGCTGGTCTGCTTCAAAATAGCTGTAAACATCAGCGGATGTAATTGCCATTGTTATCTCCTCCTCATGTAATTAGCTTTCCAAGACACAGATCAATAATTTTTGACGTTGCCTTTTCAGCACCCTTTTTCATAAATCTCTGATTTCCCACATGTTTCCTTGTATTTGAACCATCATCCGGAAAATACAAGTAGTGGTACTTTCCCCTGGCTGCAATAGTTACGGCCAGCAGATCATCATCCTGAGCAAACTTACCAGGCATTGCAGATCTTGCTGAAGCTCCCTTGCCTTTCCAGTTTCTCCCGGATGCCGGCAGCAGGTGTGTGATCTCCTTCTTGATCTCCTGAGCACCTTCCTTGTGCAGGACATTGTTGATCACTCTCTGAGCTGCATCACCATACTGATTCATCAGGTTGGTGAACTCCTCCACATCACCGGCATCAAATACGTCCCACTGTCCCCAGTAAGGCATCAGGTTATCAATAGTGCCCATGTCAGCACCTCTTCTCAGGATGATAGAACGTGATCGTAGCAACCTCTACAACCATGTTAGTGTTCTGTTTGAAGGTATAATCATAGGTGATGTCATCATTGTTCAGCTTCAGTTTTGTGCCAGGCTCATCCTGGGCCTGCAGCGCATCAATGACATCTTTGACATACCCTTCCGGCACATGACCCTCATGGACAATGTGGACCTCATATGTGGTCTGCAGATCTGTCCTGGTGCCGTTGTTGTTCTTGGTTGTCTTGCCACGATTGAACACAAAGTAGTTCCACTTGCTGAGCTTTGATTCAGTACAGGCACCATAGAAGACACCCTCCATCTTCACCTCATGTTCAGTGGACAGCTTTGTCAGTGTTTTTTCGATACGGTCAAGTATGCTGTTACTCATCTGACAGATCCCTCACTTCCTCCATGTACAGGTACATCCTGTCCTCAGATTCATCAAAATCAACGTTGTACAGCGTGTACAACATCGTTCCCACCACTGCATAGTACTGAGACTTTACAGCACGGTGCAGAGGAGTGCTGACTTTAAGGGACAGTGTCCTGGTGTGCGCTTCTGCAAACTCAATGTCAGATTCACGTTTTGACTCAGTACAGAACCGGAGTTTAACGATCTCTTCAAGATCATCCATGCTGTCAGCGTTATTCACGGCATTGAAGGATGTACGGTTCTCAGCCTTGTTCTTATAGACAGTAACAACACCGTCATTGTAGCTTGGACGCACATTTTTCATCTTTGCCTTCATTCTCCGTCCTCCATCAGTGCCACATGCATATTGGCACGGAGTGCAAACAAGTCATCTGCATAATTCTTCTCAAATTCATCAAGAGCACCACACCAGATGTACCGTATACAATCAAAAAGCAGCTGGAGCAGACTCTTGTCCTCCATATTCTTGGAGAACGTGAGGCTGGTCCCAGCTACTTTGGATAGATATGATTCTGCTCTTTCGCATACACCCAAGAGCTTCTGATCAACATCCTCATCCGTGAAGGTAATGTCCAGATAGTTCTTTATTTCAAAAAAGTAATCCATCCGGGCCTCCTTCTGTCAGATCTTAGCCTGCAGTCTTCGTGCGGAAGTACTGAGGCTTCAGGTTGCTGATATCAAGATACTTGAAGGAGTTGAAATCCTTCGGCATGCCGTTGCCGATGAACTTGATCTTGTACGCCCTCTTATCCTCGAGAAACAGAGTGCTGTCATCGTGCTCAAGCTTGCCACCCTTAGGCAGACCCATGCCGTAGAAGTACTGCTTGCCGATTCCGAACACTGCCTTGCCGATATCGAGCGCAGTGGACTGAATGATCGTGCAGGGGACAGGGAAGACGTCATTGTGATAAACGCCATCAGGACCCTGTACTGTAGTTGCAGGCATAACCTTGGTGTAATAGTCTACAGGGTTGCAGACAAAGATCAGGCCGTTGACCTTGCGAGGTCTTCCGGTCCTTGTTACTGCCATGCCGCCGACCAGCGCACCGATTGTGGTGGGAGTGATCTCTGCCAGAGCAGTCACGGTCTGATCATTATACTCATGGCTGGTAGAATCAGTGGTTCCGTCTTTGATCATGCCGATAGGCTGATTAACGCCGGTGCCTTTGACGATACCGTCTTCAGCACCGAGGCCGAGAGCTTCTACAAGGATGCCTCTGACATATCTGTCTACCCATGCCGGACCTGCGTCAAGCATATCCTGGTTGACGACCATGTAAGCGTAAAGCTTCGCAAATGCCAGGTCGATCTCTGCGATGTTGCCGGTAAGCTCGGACACGCCGTCCTTGCCAAGGCCGAGAGCACCCCAGGTTGCCTTCTGCACACCCTGAGTGTTATAAATCATCTTCGTGATGGTCGCTGTATCACCGAAGTCTACCGCATTGAGGAGCGGGAACTCTGCGATGATATCCTCAATGACAGTATCGATAACTGTCTGAGGGAAAGCGACATCGATATTGGCAATTGCCTGCTTGGGATCAGATGCCTTCATAGCATTGATCACAGCCTGGTAATACTTGGTCTCCTGGCTAGTCAGCTGGCGAACGCCACGGCCTGCAAGGATAGTTCTGTCGAGGTCTTCCATAACGCCGTTGATCTGGCCGGTGATCATCTCAGAATAGAATCCGGAGAGGCTCTCAAGAGCCTGCTGGACCGCTGCTTCATCGTTCTTTGCAATTGCATCAGAGAGGGACTGTGTGATAGCTGCTCTCTTCTGCTGAAGAATATCAAGATTAATCATTTGTTGTTCTCCTTTACTTTTGAAGTACTTGGTTATTACTTGATCACTTGGTTGGTTGTTACTTGAAATATCTGGATACAAGATCCTGGACTACTTCCGGAGCCATGGATACCTGTACAGGTTCCTCAAGGGACTGAACCTTCTGCTGCAGCTCTCTGAGCTGAGCTTTCATCTGCTCATTCTCCGCTCTGAGCTGCTCAAGGTCATCATCAACTTCGTCATCGTCATCCGGACCAGGAGCAGGTTCCGATACGATCTCATGATTGACTTCATCGATAAAGCCATATGCAAGACACTCATCCGGAGTGAGGAATGTCTCAGCATCCATCATCTCGATCAGCTTTTCCTCTGTGAGCTTACCGCCGGCTGCTTCAAGGAAGATCTGACGGTTGGACTCCATGAGCTTATCCAGGTCATCCGCTTCCTTACGAAGATCATTGGCGTTACCCATGCAGATGGTCCACATGTTGTGCACCAGTGCGGATGTACCAAGGTTCATGACCTTGTGGTCACATGCCATGAGAATCAGGAACGCTACGCTGTAAGCATTGCCGTCCACAACTCCATTGACAGTGGCACCATGTCGCTTGAGCTGGTTGTAAATGCTCACGCCTTCCTTGACCTCTCCACCATTGGAATTGATGTAGAGATTGATTGTTGCATCAGCAGGAATTCCTGCAAGCTGATCACGGAAGTACTTAGCGGATGTCTCAGACTCCAGCTCTGTCCATGTCTTCCAGTCAAAACGTCCCCTGGCCTTAACATCATCGTACAGATACATGTCATATGTGTTGGGGATGGACTGGTGCGGTTCCAGATGCAACATCATCTTAGGATTATGTTTCTTCACTGTTCTTCACCTCCTTTCCTTCAGGATCAGCAGCATCTGCATAATTCTTGGTTATGAAATGCCGGTTTGCCCAAGGCTCATCAATCTCAGGCATTCCTAACAAACGACACAATTCGTTGTGGCTGAATCCATCTGCAAAGAGCTTGTCAAAGTTCACAGCCACATCAAAGATGTCGGTATGCTTAATGTTGTTTGTGAAGGCCTTGATCACGCATCCATTGGATGCTGCCTTCTGATCAAATTCCTTAGCCGTCAGCTCACAGGCCAGCATGGATGCTAAAGGATCCACGCAGCTGGTCAGGAGCACATTGAATGCATCGGACATACCAGCCACCTCACCACGGAGTACAGCAGGAGGCACCTTGTACGCATTGGCCACCCGGCCAAGTGCTGCATCCAGCATGGAATTGATGTTCTGGGAAGACTCACTGTCAATGCTCTCATGTTTGCCGGTGTAGGTCATACCACGGAAAAGAGGCATTACAGCGTTGTTGGCACTGAAGTAGGACTTGAACCGGTTGTTGATCCAGTCACCGTACTTCTTTTCAAAATCTTCCGGACCAGTGGCAGCGGAATTGACATTGAGGATACCCTTCTCTCCTCCGGATCCGCTGTAGACATCCGCTGCATGTTCGATCAGATCACCATAGAGATTCATCATTGACTTCAGTGTCCGGCTGATCTCGATGGTGGAGTACCGGAGGTAGAACACCTCACTGGCACGGAATGTCCGGTTAAACGAAAAATCACCCCGGCTCACTCCCTCAAAGAAATCTTCTTTGACGGCAAACTCAGGATGATGTGTAAAAGCATCCGCTATGATCAGCTGCTCCCCAACAGGGACCACAAGCACCTCTTCGTAGTAGAGGAGCTTGCACCAGAACTCCTTCCAGAAGTCCTTGGCATTCTGATTGATGTTAGGCTTAATGTTCAGCCTGTACCACTCCTTCTCCTCTGTCAGACGGCCGTTGTAGTAGGTTTGCAGCTCCACATTGCTCATCAGCGTTGCCACAAAATCAATCACCGTAAAGATGGCATAGGCATCTATACAGAACTCTGTTTCTTTTCTCTTGAAATCACGGACTGAGATGTGTCTGACTCCATCGTCATCCGGATCCACGTTGGCAAAGACACTTGCCAGCCAGCTTCTGAAACTCACATCTCTCCCTCCTCAAAATGTCATTACTCCATTGGTTCCAAATTCTGATTCATATTCAGTCTCTATGTCAGATCCATCTTCAGCCAGGATCAGGGCAACACACTCTGCAGCAACAAAGGCCTTGAAGGGATCCGTTTTCCGGCTGTGAGGCTCGATCTTGCCATAGGTGATATTCCCCACCTTGGAGACCTCCATCTTACTGTTCCATACCGCCCAGCGCATAAGGGGATTGTCACCGAACACCAGCGCACCATTCACGAACTCGGATGTGATGATTGGTGCCACCTGCATTTCATTGGAAGGCCGAAGCAGGTAAATGTCTCCGTATTTCTTATCCCAGATGAATCCTTGTGCTTCCAGGGCATTCCGGACCATCTGATAACGGTACTGGTCGATCCCCACACCAATGATGTTGCATCCAAGCTCCGATTCCTTCAGCCGGAGCCAGCAGGCCGGAAGATCTGCAGGGATCTCCGGAGCATCCACGAACGTCAGCAGGCCCATGGCCTCCCATTGCTCAAGAGGAGCCTTTATCTTCTTGAGATCTCTGCTCTGCCTGCACACCCAGGTGTGCGTGATCCACACTGTCTTATCCTCAAACTTGAACAGGAGGCCTGCTGAGAGAAAGTCCGTAGTGCTCATGTAGTCGATCCCGGCAAAACAGGACCTGCCCCGGAGCTCATCATGGTCGATCTCCTGATTGGTGGCCAGCACATTGTCCCATGTGGTGATGTTGTCCTCCCCTGCCTTTGGTGGGAAGTTCATTCTCTTAGTAGAGAAGCTGATGTTGCCAATAGGATCATCCAGGTAATCAGCGAACTCCATCTGGATCTCATAGAGCAGGTGTGGAAGGTACTGCAGTGATGGATTGGCCTTGTACCACATTGCAGGATCTTTGATCTCTTCCTCACTCTCCACATGACAGAAGAATGGCAGCCATCCGTTGTCAGCCTTCTCACCAGTGAGGATCTTCTTCATCTTGCTTTTCAGGTCATCCAGCACACCACCACGGACCAGGCCGTCTGTAGTGATGTATGTCCTCCTGGGCCTTGGGACCTTACCAAGGCCGGTGGTGGCCACATCCATGAGCTTGTAGTTCTCATAGGCATGGACTTCATCAAAGTCAACCTTGCCGGGCCGGAAACCGTCCTTGGTCTTAGGTGAAGATGTATTGAAGCAGAACTCACTATTGGTGTCAGTGTTCAGGATCAGCTCCTTAGTCCATCGGAAGTGCTTCTCCATCTTCTTCTTGTTAGCTTCCAGGACATCATAGACATCCTGCCAGGAGGCCTTGGCCTGTTTTTCTGACATGGCAAAGATGTCAATGTGGTATTTCTGGATGCCGTTAGTGGATGTCAGCAGACAGAAGTCCTCAAAAGCAAGGTATCCGTTCTTCCCACCACCTCTGCCGATGTAGATCATCAGCATAGGCCACCGGAGCTGATCAGAATCTTTCCAGTACACACAGTTATGCAGGGCAAAACAAAAGACCTCCCATGGAAAGAGGTCATAAGGAAAGTATTTCTGATAACTCAAATATTTTTCTAGCTGTTCTTCATTGACATAGACCCTTCCGGATCTTAATTCTGCCTCCACCAGATCACACAGCAGGTGCTGTTCTTCACACACAGGATATTTTCCGGACCTGACCAGATCAATATAGTCCTGGATCCGGTGTGTCACAGCTCATCATCCTCCTCTACCTGCACATTGGCAGTGGTAAGCCCCAGGTCCTTGAGGATCTGCAGCATCTGTCTTGTGTATCCGGGCAGCAGTTTTACAGCAGGATTGTCTTTTTCATACTCCTTACCAGCAGCAGATACGGTGGTATAGGTCAGTCCCCTGTCCAGGATGTCCTTTTTCATGTCTTCCACTGTTTCAAAATAGAAGCAGTAGTCATTCACCAGACCAATGAAGTGATCCAGGCAGGCATTTTTTGCTTCCAGCTGACGGATAAGACTTTTTCTGACTTTTTCTACCTTTTTCGCCACTTTTCGTCTCTCCTTCAAAATCGTTGTGCAATTTGACTAAAGATGTTGCTCATGCGTAAGCACGAAATCTCAACAGAACAGTTCCCCCTCCCGTTGTACACTCCCCCAAATAATTTTCATTTTTTCGATCCGGGGGTAGTTTTTGTGCATAATGCTTACCAACGTTCATCATTGAGGAAGCCTGCCCTCTTCTTTCTGAATCTTTCAGGATGCTGTGCCTCATGGCAGTCAAAGCAGCATGCAACAAGGTTCCTCTGCCTCTCACCATGCACATCTATGTACCACTCCTGATAAGCAAGCTCAGGATGATCCTTCAGATGGTTCACATGATGAACGTACCTGGCCCTAGTATACTTGCCTGCTGCCTTGCAGTACTGGCACTCATAGTGCTGGTCATGCAGGACCTTAGCCTGCAGTGCTCTCCACTTCCTGTCATTATAGAAGGCAGCAGTGTTGCCTTCCCTGATCAGCTCCCTGATCCATTCAGTATTACTCATTCCCTCCACCCATACAAAAAGCTCAGGAGACTACTGTCCTCCTGAGCTTTCCACCTTATCACCGTACCATAAGACCAGGTATGTTTACGGCATGATTTCTGCAAACTGTTTGAGAGCTTCACCATGAAGAGATTTGATATGACCGTAAGTGTACGGCATTCCGCTTGGCTTCTTCATGATGCATGCTATCTCTTCCAGTCTCATGTAATGCATCCGGCCGTCTCCACCTCTCCTGCCCACATACTTGAGCTGCAGCAGCTCTACATATCTGGGATCCTCCAGCTGATGGATCTGATTGATGATCATGTCCCTCTTGTCCACATACCTGTCTATCAGATCATCTATCTCCTTCTCCAGGTCAACGTACCTGTCTATGGTATTGCTCATCTTATCTCCGGAGATACTGGACTGTACTTTGTCTTTACTGAGAACTGGTGAATGATTTCCCATTGCTCTGGACATCAAATCTGCTTTCTCTTCCATCTTCTGGTCTATTTTCAGGTTGAGCAGCCTGATCTGACTCAGATACTCCTTAGCTGTCATTCTCTGCCTCCTTCATGTATTTCCTCACTGTAGGCTCACTCTTGCCGGTCAGCTCCATGATCCTCATCATCCCTCCTGTTCTGGTAACAGATAGGTTACAGATAGGTTACAGATAAGAGCCTCAAAAAGCCTTTAAATAAAGGAAAGTTACAGAGGTTACAGATAAAACCGTACTTCTATATAAATATTTTCTATTTATATAAATTTTTTCTATTTTATATTCTTATTTTCTTAATTTCTAAAGAAGTTAAAAGTATCTGTAACCATCTGTAACTTTCCCATATTTATGGGATTTTATCTGTAACCTTTATCTGTAACCATCTGTAACTTTTTCCCTATATTTACTTCCCTATTATCCAATCAATTATTACGAGTATAAAAAGTACCAAAAGAGCAACCACTGACAATAACGCAAGGGCAATCATTCCTATGGCGATTCCTGCTAATATGCTCATGTTGTCACCTCTTTCCCGTTGTAACCAATCGCCAACATTAGGCAGCCAAACATCAGTGATATTTGCAGTCCTCGTTCTTGAGGAAGGTATACGATTGCAAACGATAGTCCAATCTCATCAGTCAATCGGTGCGCAAAATAGAATCCTTTCATTTCGTCACCACCTTCTCCGTATAAGCCATTTAATAACTGCGGTAATAATGCTGAGTCCAAGAATGTAAAAAGCATACCAATCTTCTTTGATAACATTCATTATGCTGTTCATTCCGTCTCCTCCTCATCCCATTTCTTTCTGAGTGCTATTGTCTCCTCCGCCTCTTCGTAGCTCATCAGGTTAGCTTCTCTGATCGGCCCGGCATGTCTGCCGTATTCATACTCGCGCCACTTCTGGTAGCGTTCCTCATCCATCCAGTCCGTTACATAATTGTCAACTACTGTAGAGAAGCAGCGCCACTGTTTGGTTGCTGGGTGTTGCACGTTGAATCTTGGCATTATTCCGTCACCTCTTTGTATTTACTCCCACCTTTCAGATATTGTTTACCTTCATCTGTCTGTATCCACTTCAGATAATCTGCATACATTTCTTTAGTCAACAGTTCTGTATGGCCAAACATCAGAAGAGAATATATGTCTCTGTGAAACTTTAGACACCATGCGGAAAAACTCTGTGTCATTCTAACCATGATCAACCTCCTGTCGTAGTATCCGTAGTTTTTCTGTTACAAAATGTACACGGCATGTGATAACAGTCATACTTCGGTTTATGCTGTGACGGCTCATATCTGTCTACACACTTCCACTTACCATTCCTGTGTTTATGCCGGATGTTTGGATATGGCATATAGCAAGAGCAGTCATAGTCCGGAATCTTCTGGAGCCGATAACCGTATTTGGCTGCTTCCTTCTTAATCTCATCAAGAGTCATTGCCGGTCACCACATCAACTACATTTATTCCTGTTTCCTGCAGGCAGGCCTTCCGGATCCTCTCAGGATTGTTTCCATGCTCATCCAGTATGTCCTGGATCTGCTGATAGATCCGTGCACAGCGGTCATAACCAAAGCCATACTTCCTGTGCAGTGACACCATGATACATGCCATGATCTGTGGTCGGACCCACTTCACCTGCTGCTGCCTCATGTAAAGCCACTGGGCCTCAGACATCATGCCGGGATTGATGGATCCATTGAGATAGGCCACGTCCCTCCAGCTCTTGCCGTCACCGTTCTGGATTTCTATTCCAGTCTCGGTTTCACACATCTGTATCATGCTGTGGTCATGGTCGGATGCACAGTCCTTCCACACCTGCCTGCTCACCTGGAAGAGACTGCTGATAGCCTTCTGCTTCTTGTTCCAGTGACGGTGCAGGGCAAGAGCTGTGGCACTGTAGAGCAGGATGCAGTGCCTCCTGCCTTCCGTCTCAATCTTCCTGTATGCTTTCTGCAGAGTCACCTGTCTCATCCCGGTGCACCTCCATCATGATCTTACACTTGGCTAGGTCTATTACAGCCGTGCACAGCCCGGCCACAACACTCTCCGGAGGCACATTCTTAGTGGTCTCTTTCAGCACCTCAT